GACAATAGCTTCGTGTTCGTTCGTCATAGTGTATGTACCCTCTCTCTTCGGCGTCGATTATGAACTGTCCGATCTTACTCATAGCGTTCGGCTCAGTGTTGCGTTAAGATGTCAAATATACCTCAAGGGTTGAACAATGACAAGCATCCACTTTACTGTTTATGGTGAACCGGCATCCAAATCAAACAGTCGCAAGATTGTGACGATCAAGGGGCGTCCTGCCGTAATCAAGAGCAAGAAGGCTCGCGAGTATGTCAAGGCGTTTGCTGAACAGTGCCCACAGTTTGCTGACGACCTGCTGTTTGAAGACGACGTTGAAGTTAGGGCAAAGATTTTTTATGCGTCACGACGCCCGGACTTGGATGAGTCGGTTATCCTCGATTGCATGCAGGGATATGTGTATAAAAATGACAGACAAGTAAAGAGGAAAATTATCGAATGGGGACTGGATCGGGAGAACCCACGGGCAGAGATCGTGGTGCGCTTACTGCAACCATCGGTGGACGAGTCCTGAAGCAGGCCCTGCTAGACGTGTGCAGTCAGGGCCAATCTGAGCGTCTTTCTGCGTTGATGTACTTCACGCAGTATGGTCATGAGGGTTTTTGCATCGACGCTGAGATCGATCCAGAGGAGCTGTTCGGCAAGGTGATGAATGCCTGCCGATGGAACGAAGGCGGGGAGAGGAAGAAGGCAATCAAAAAGATTTTAAAAGACTTAGAAGTCTACTAAGACTTAGGAGTCTCTTAATATTAATAAATAAGAGATCACTAAGTTAAGGAGACTACTAAGTCTCATTGTAACCATAGGAGAAGTGTGCAGTGCAAGATGTGCTAGACGATTTTTTGCAATCAATCTCGCAGGAGGGGCGCTATATCTGCCCAGTCT